GCAAGTTTAGCAGCGCTTTCCTTACCAGGTTCATCATTGTCAAACAATATAACTATTTTTTTGAAACGTTCTGATAAATTATTAAAAATCTTATAATTAAGTTTATCGTTTTCTGATTGTAGTGCAACAGCAGTATATCCTAATTCATCTAATACCATTATATCTTTTAAAGACTTTGTTAGTATTAGTAAATCTCCTTTTTCTGGTAATTGTTCAAACCCTTGAATATCAATTGTAGAACAATTAGTTCGCCACTTGTCTTTCTTATATTGGGAGTAAGGCCTATATATTTTAAACTTATCAAATATTTTATAAGCATACATTGGACTTTCTTTTGTATAAGTAAATGGCTGTAGCATATCATCTACCCAAAAAAATGTAATTGGATATACATTGTATTTTTTTAATGTCTCACGAGTTATATGATATTGTTGCCAATATTCATCATCGTTTTTAGTAAAGTTTTGTCTTTTAATAGAAATAGATTTTCTTAGTCTGTCATAATGCTCACGTACTCTGATACCTTCGGTAGTAGGTTGTATTATACCTTTTACGAATTTATCATATATAAGTTTCAAAGCTTGTTTATTATGATATAAGTTTTCTATTTCTTTTACAAATGTCACAATATTACCAGTTTTACCAGTTGCTTGGTCTTTCCATAATAATGCTCCATTAGATGATTTAAACACTCCAAAAGATGGATGTTTGTCTTCTCTAAAAGGAGATGACATTATTTGTCCTACTTTAAATTTACTACCTAAATAGTGATGATATACATCATATTCAGTAATCTTTTTAAGTAGTTCTTCAAGACACAAATTTTCTATGACATGATTTGTATTGTAAACCATAATATATAGGGGGTGTTTCCACCCCCTTAATATTAATTAGAATGGTAAACCATCAGCATTATTTGTATCGGAATCCATTGTTGCTTGAACAGTAGGATTATATTCTCCTTGTGCATCGGCAACCTCAATCGGTTTTGCAAAAGGATTTTCATTTGTAGAGGTTTCTACATCTGGCTTGCTTTTAATGGTTTTATCCATAGCTGTATTTATAGATAATTTACTCTTAGTTACTTCCATATTTTCTATGAAAGGTACATAATTTGGTAAAGTAGTATAATCACTGTTATTTAAAACAACCTTAATACGTACTTTCTTACCTACATAAGCATTTCCTAATATTTCAATAGTTCGATTAACAAACTGTTCAAAATTAGATGCTTCAAAAATAAAGTTGTCTTCTGGGACAAACTTTGTGATTATATGTTTAAATCTCTTGATCTGATTTATTGTCTTGTTTTCAAGTTTTTCTCGATCTTCGTCTGAGGGTTCATACTCAGTATGAATTAAGAGTTCTCCTTTATCATTTATAAAATGAAAAGCTGCAAACTTGTTACCTTTCTTTGATTCGCCATATACAATCGGATATTTGCCTTCTTCACTGTGTTTCAATTCTACGTTATCATGAATACCAGGACCCATAAAATTGTTAGCTCTGGTTTCTGAATTAATATCTTTTGTTACGTTATACATGTGCGATGTTATTTTAATTCCTAATATTATTTATTGTTAGCTAGTACTTTTCTTACGTGTTGTAAAAAAGTCTGTGCGTCGTTTGGCATAGTTTCTTTGCCCTCTTCTATAAATATAGGCGGTGTTTTAGCAGATGTCTTACCATCTGATAATAAATTGAGTATATATTCTCTTTTACCACTACTTAAATTTACTTCTGAAAACAAAACGATTGTAAAATCTTTTTCTACACCAGTTTTATTCCACTCATTGCCTTTTACAGCAATGCGTCTTTCTGCAACGCCTTCTTCTGTTTCGACATTAGCTGAATGTGCTGTAACAATTATATCTTTTGGATATTTCTTAATAAGGAATAAAAGCTTCCCTATTTCTTCGTTATAGTAATTCCATGTATCGAAACCTTTTTTTATTTCTCTTGCTGTCTTAAGCAAGCTGTCTGTGTAAGCGGAAAAACTGTCCAGTACCACTTCTGTAATCTCTGGGTTTTTGCCAAATTCGATAAGTTTCTGATAAGTTTCCTGCCAACTATTAGGAGTACAGTAATGTTTAAATTTATTTATAAAAGGTAATGGTTTGCCTTCAGCGTTTATAAACCCACATGTTTCAGGGTTCATATTACGAAAAGCCATTGTTTTTCCCTTACCTGACATGCCAACTATGGCAATCTGATAAGGTATTGACATTATTGTATTTTTTTAAGAACCTTAGTTAAGTAACCGATATTGCGTTCGGGTTAGTTTCCTACCTCGGTGGCATATTCTTTACTTTTGGAAGGTGGTGAATATCCTTAACCATAGCCGCTATATAAGGTCTATAGTTAATAATTAAACATCAAGATATTCACGTCCTGACCGATCATACTTAATATAAAGGCGACTGCCGTCTATATCAATGTATTCACGTCCAGTAAAAAAGTCAAATTGACGCTTGTATGTATTCCAACCAATCTTCACAAATCTTTCGAAGATGGTTATCTTTTCCTTAATCTGCATCTTAAAATGAACTACAGTTTTAGGCTGCGGCCTCGGAGCTTCAGCTACCACTATGCGAATAGTGCCAGTTTCGTCTTCCTGTACTTCAAGTAAATCCCTGATTAAGTTATAAAGTTGTGTATAGTTTTTCATAAAGAAAAATGTATTTTCTTCAGGTACTAATGTTGCAAGTGGTGACCTCACGTAACCATTAGCCAATAACTGAATATATTGTTTTTCAACATAATATTCTGCTTGTTGGTTAGCGAATTCTAAAATTAAAGCATCACCATTTTCAATAGCGAAAATAGGACGCTTTTGTTTTTTATTACACCGTCTACGGAGTAAGTCCTTAAACTGTGTCCATAATCCTTGCTTCTTTGCCTGAGTTATGTCGTCTAATATTATTGCAATTCTTCTGTTCATAAATATATGTAAATCTGTTAATATTCGTCAATTCTGTTATACTTTAGATTATTTACAAAACTAAGTATTTTAGGTTCACCTTCCCTGACTTTTAAAAAGTGCATATAAATCTTATTTTGCACAGGCCAATTATTTGGAGAATAACTTTTTATACCTAAAAGTTCAGGGCGGTGTAGTACAATTACATAATCTGAAGCCTGAAATAACGAATCAGAACCAAATAAATCTCGTCTCATTGGGAAATGCATAGCTTGATTGGTTATCCTTTCAGATGACTCAATATCCCTATTCATTTGGCTAAGTTGAATAATGGTAGTTTTACCAGTTTTCTTAACTTCCATAAAGACTTTCTGCAGGTTTGCCAAGGTTTCCCTTTCCTGTTCTCCTGCTTTACCACGAGTTAACAAAGTATGGTCAAGTATTACTACTAACCATTTGTCCTTTGTTTTTTCGCTAAATTGAAACTTTCTAATAGTACTATGTATTTGATCCACAGTACATGGAGCATCTATATAGTATACTGGATAGTGTTTAATATGTTCTGCTTCTTTTTCGATGACTTCAAATAATTCATCAGAAACAGGTTCACCATCATATCCAGATGAATATAATTCACCTGTAGTCTTAGTAAGTTTATAAGATAGTTTCCTACCTACTTGCTTACTAGATAACATTTCAAAATTAAATGATAATATAATAATGTCCTCATTTCTGTTGAGGTCAACAATGTCGGTTTCTAAGCTGTTTACAAATGACGATTTACCACTACCACTTATACCAGCTATGGTCATTATGATATTGGGTTCAATTCCTCCCATAGTAGCATGATTAAACTTAGTCCACTTAGTTTTTAATGACGTAACAATCCCCTTACGGCGATTATCAATATATGTCACTATTTCATCAGCAGCCTTAGAAATATGCTTTATTTCAGGGGTATTGTCGTTAGATAAGGGTTGTGCCATATCCCAAGTCTTTTTTAGAAGTTAATACTTCATCTACAATGTCTTCATAGGATGTCCAGCCTTTATTGGCTAGCCATTTGAAGACTCGCATCATATAAGGCATTGATCCGTTACCTTCTCGTTGCTTTATTTCTGCTTTCAGACATTTTAGTATATGGTTATGTTTATCTCTGCTACGGCCAACATAGCTCAGATATAAATTCTCTGCATTGGCCAAATCAGTTCTTAGAAAATCAACAGTTCCATCTGTTCTAGTAACTTTTTGTGGGAATTCAGTTATGAATTCATTAAACAAATTGTCACCAAATATAATATTTTTTGCTTTTTCAGTTAGTTCACACTTTTCAACATCTTCTATTAGACCTTTATTAAATAGGTTACTTTTTATATCATCTGTAATATACCTATCTAACAGACTCTGTTTTTTTTCTGAGAATGCCAATAATATCGCATAGTGATCTATTGGTAACTCTAACTGGTTTAAAGAATCTGTGTTAAGTGTTAAAAGCATTTTATT